TATTTTAGATTTTACAATCAGTGCATTATCGAAAGGTACAGCACTAACATCAACAGCATCATCACTAGCTTCTAGGATGAATGTACACACTCAATTCAATTTGAAATCAGGAACTTCGCAAAAGGCGGAAGCTACAATGATTTCAGCAGGAGTTGAGGCTTTGGGTTCACTCGGATCTCTTGGTTATACACAGGTTGTCACAGAGTCCCAAGGTGTTATGAAGTTAAATAGGCTTGATTTTAAAGACGAAAGAAATTTATTATTTAAATACTTTCAAGAGATTAAGCAAGTATCTCCTATAGATTTACCACAGGAGGAGTACAAGGGTTGGACACATCCATACAAAAACGGTGTGTCTATAGTAAAGAAGATGCCTTCAGAGTTAAGCAAGAAGTATCTTTATAAAAGAATGCCAAAGGTTTATGACGCTTTAAATTCTTATGGTTCTACGGCTTTTGTTGTAAATGAAGAGTTGTTAGACATCGTAAAGAATTTTGATAAAGAAGACCATGCATTTATCCCGCCCACTGTACTAAGTGAAACAGTTAGTGAATCCTTAAAGAGTTTACTAAACTTTAAAAGGACATCTGAGTTTGTTGGAAAACAAGCAAAGAAATGGTATCTGGAAAATGTAAGCTATCAACTTTTAAAGAAGGGACTTACAGTGGCGCAGATAGATGGTAGAAGCAACACTTACAAGAAACGAAAAGCCTCTGGATGGATGAAAGATAAGTCCTCCGATGCTTTAGACATTGTAAGGGCATCGTCTAAGAGATATGAGTATGACAGGGTAATTGACATGGCAACTCTAATGCAAGGCAAAGCTTTTTACTACGACTTTCAATTGGACAGTCGAGGTAGATTTTATCCCATAGTCAATTATTTTGAACCAACGGGGTCTGATTTAGCTAAAAGCTTACTAATGTTTAACCATGGTGTTCCTTGGTCTGAAAATGTTGAAAGGGCTTTAGCTATACATACAGCAAATTGTGCAGGTGAAGACAAGATTTCTTTAGATGATAGAGTTCTTTGGACATATGTCTGGATGGATGAGATTTTAAAAGCATCTAAAGACCCCTACAATTCTGAATGGCTTAACCAATTTAGCACTGACAAGAAAACTAAGTTTCAGTTAATATCTGCATGTCTTGAATGGAAGCGACTAGAAGAGCAAGGGGTAGACGACTATATGTGTCATTTACCAATAGGTCTAGATGCAACCAACTCAGGTCTTCAGATACTCTCAGCAATGACCAGAGACAGGTCTGGCGCTGAAGAAACTAATGTTATCAAACATCCTGACAAGGAGATTGGTGACGCTTACATGGTTATAGCTAGATCTGTTCTGGACAATGGCTTTTCTTATAAAGAGTTTGAAAACCTAGGCGACAAGGCTTGGCGAAAACTTTGTAAAAGACCTACTATGTCATATTACTATGATGCAGGAAAAGGTTGTATACAAGACCAAACTTTTGAGGATAGAAGAGACCATGGCTATGATTTGTTATCAGAAATGACTTACGATGATTCTGCTTATATAGGTACTGCTATTTTCGATGGTGTGCGGTTAGCTTTTCCAAGACAAACAGAAGCCAAAGATTTACTTAAAAGGGCAGTATGTACTTACCTAGACAATAACACAGCAACTCCAATGATAACTTGGAAAACAGCAACAGGGTTTACAGCGTTTCAAAATTATGCAAAGACTTCTATAAAAAGAGTCAATTGTATGTTTGCAAGCAGACCTGTAAAACTTAGCTATCAAGTTTTCTTAAGCGAAGCAAGAAAGACTGACCATGAAAGAGGTATAAGTGCAAACTTTGTACACTCTCAAGATGCATCTTTGTTAGCTATGGTAATTGCAAGATTAGCAGAGTTGGGCTTAAGTGACTTTATGATGATTCATGACCAGTTCTCAGTAAATGCAGAGAACATGGATTTGTTACTAATGGTGTTTAAGGATGTGTTTAAAGAGATATTTGAAGTAGACCAACTTGGTAATACTTTACATTCTTTAGGATTGTCTGAAGTAGGGATAGAAAATTATGGTGATTTAGACATGGAAGAGATTCTAGATTCTAAATACATAATATCTTAATTATATGACATCTTATAGAGGATGGTTCGCTAGAGGAGAGCAAAATGGCAAGTGAATTTAAAGAATTGTGTGATATGTATGGGTTATCCCCGGGTGACCCAGAAGCAATTGATAAGTTGATTCATTTTATAGGTGAATCAGATGATGACGAAGAGGACTCATGGTATTTCAATGAAAATGCCGATGCGTTTGATCCAGATTCTTTAAAAATGGAGGAAACAGAGGATGAAGAAGAATGATGAGGTAAATCACCCACAACATTACACTTCAGGAAAGATAGAAGCGTTAGAGATAATAGAAGATGTTACTCAAGACCTTGAGGGTCTAGAAGCATTTTCAATGGGTAGTGCATTAAAGTATTTAATTAGGTTCAACAAGAAAAAAGACCCTATACAAGACTTAGAAAAAGCGGTTTTTTACATAAATCGTATAATAGGTCTAAGATTGCATGAGATTGAGAAACTTTACAGTGAGGATAAATCATGATTGCTTTAATTGACGCTGACATAATTGTCTATTGGGCATCTAACCATTGTCAAACCAACTATTATGATGTAGTTGATAAAGATAATGAGAGTATCAAAGAGTACGACAGCAAACGTCATGCTTTAGATGGTCTGGAGGATATAAATGCATTGTGGCAAACACAAGCGATTGAGGGTGAAGAATCACCTTACAGGGTAATACAAGGCAAGATAGTTCTTGAGCCTTGGGCAGAGTGTGTTGAGTTTATAAATGATTTTATAGACAGTGTTGTTAATAAGTCAAAGTCGACTGAGTATGAATTGCATTTGTCAGGACATACTAATTTCAGAAAAGAGATTGCAGTGACAAAACCTTACAAAGGTAACAGAAAAGGTGAGAAGCCTTTCTATTATCAAAAAGTAAGAGACTATTTAACAGAAGTCATGGGTGCAAAGATATCTGTTGATGAGGAAGCTGATGATACTTTAGGTATTGCTCAATCAAAAGATATTGACAACACTATTATTTGTACTATAGATAAAGATTTGTGGATTGTTCCCGGTGCAAAGTATGATTTTAAAAGAGAAGAGTTAAGCTACGTTACTGAATATGATGGTATAAGACATTTTCAATACCAAATGTTAGCAGGTGACCAAGTTGACAATATACAGGGTGTTCCTAAGATTGGTCCTGTAAAAGCTAAGAAGATATTATCAGATAATGAAGATATTGATGATGCTTGGAATATTATTAGAGATTTGTATAGGAGTTCCTATGATTACAATTCTGATGATGTAATGTTAGAGATGGGTAGACTACTTTGGATGAGACGTAAAGTCGGACAAATGTGGGAACTACCTTTGTTTACAAATAAGCTAGAGAAGGAGGAAATAAATGGCTAATTTAGTAGAAGATGTGGAGTTGAACTGGTGTTTTCTAGACCCCAATAACCCACAAGAAAACTTTGAGAAACTTCAATGGTCTGTTACAGCTTATGTTGATAAGAAAGTAGCAGAGAAGTTTAAAAAGAATGGTCTTATTAGATCTTTGCGACCTGTAGAGGATGCAGATGGTAATGAGACTGGGCAATACAAAGTAACTTTTAAACAAAATGCAAAGACTTCAGCAGGCAAGGATTTATCGCCTCCCGGTGTTTTTACTAAGACAGACACAGGAACTATTAAACCCTTAACTGGTGTTATTATCGGTAATGGTTCTACTGGTACTGTATCATTTGACACCTATGACTGGGACTATAAAGGTCAAAAGGGCAAGTCTATGAGTTTAAAAAATGTGCTTGTTACTAATCTAATACCTTACGAAAAGTCAGACCCTGCAGGTTCAGAGTTTGGTTCTTTAGATTCAGGTTCGGAGTTTAATAAACCTAAGAAAGAAGATATGGATTTAAACTTCGAAGATAGTGACGATTACTAATTAACAGTAGTGTCTACAGATACTCTTCTATGAGGGGTATCGATAGACATTATTTTCACAATCAAAGGTCTTTATTGACCTTTATTTTTCTATGGAGGAAAAATGAAAAATACAGAAAATAATCAAGAGGGTGTTTTTGTAAGGCACGAGTCTTGTGAAGCTTGTGGTTCTAGAGACAATAAAGCTGTTTACGACAACGGTGATAAGATGACTTACTATTGCTTTGGCTGTGAAGATACAGGCATATACAATGACGATAATTCTGTTGTTGAGAAGACACCAAAAGAGTTTAAGAACATTGTAGAGTCTATTGATGATATAAAAGGTTATCCAGTACGAGGTTTTCGTGAACGTAAGATAACAAAGGATATTGCAGAACTCTACGGTGTTAAAGTAGGTTACTCTGAAGAAGACGGTAAGACTATTAAATACCATTATTACCCTATAACCAACAAAGGTAAGGTAGTAGGTTATGAGCGTAGAGATTTAGACGCTAAAAGGTTTCTAGCGATAGGATCCGTTAAGAACAAGAATGAGTTCTTTGGACAGTCTAAATTTGCCCCCGGCTCTTGCAAAAGAATTGTTGTTACAGAGGGCGCACTTGATGCAATGTCTATTCAACAGGTTTGGAAAGATAAGAAACAAGAGTGGGCAGTTGTATCAGTTATCAATGGAGCCCAAGGTGCATACAAACAAGTTGTTTCTAACTTGGATTACCTTAACTCTTTTGAAGAGGTTGTGTTTTTATTTGACCACGATGAAGCAGGAAGAGATGGTGCAAAAGCTTGTGCTAGGTTAGTCAGAACTGGTAAGGCTAAGATTGGTGCTTTAGGTAGATACGGTAAAGATGCTTCTGATTACTTAGTTGCAGATAAGACTTACGAACTAGAGAAAGCAATATGGAATGCTGAGATGTATTCTCCTGCAGGGATTGTGAATTCTGCTGACACTTGGGATTTGTTTAATGAGGACAGAAGAGAAGACTCTGTGCCTTACCCCGATTGTTTTGCCAATGTCAATAAGATGACATACGGTAGGAGGACTGGCGAGTTAACTATATTTACTGCAGGAACAGGGTCTGGTAAGTCAACTTTTGTTAAAGAGGATATTTATCATCTTATTATGACAACAGACTACCAAATTGGCGTAGTGTCCCTTGAGGAGTCCATACGGGAGACTTTAGATGGAATCATTGGGGTACACCTCAACAAGAGAATAAACCTACCAGACGTAGAATTTGACCGCTCAGGAGCAGAAGGCTCTAAAGCATGGGAGGATGTTGCAGGTTCAGGTCGTCTTTTATTATTAGACCATCAGGGTTCTGTAAGTGACTCATCTCTTATGGATAAGATAGAATTTATGGCGGCATCTGGTTGTAAGTTTATATTTCTAGACCACATAACTATAGCAGTTAGTGAGGTTGATGGTAATGTAAACGAAGCTATGGACAAAGCCATGTCAGATCTATTGAAGTTGTGTAAGAAGCACGATGTTTGGATTGGAGTGGTCTCACATTTGAGGAAAACCAGTGGTGGTAGTAAGACTTTTGAAGAAGGTGCATCTATAACTGAGGACTCATTGAAAGGGTCAGGAAGTTTAAAACAGATAGCATTTCAAATTATCGGTTTTTCTAGAAATAAATACTCGGAGGACGAGGGTGAACGGCAGAGGGTTGGAATATCAGTGCTAAAGAACAGGTTTACAGGACATACAGGTCCAGCAGGTTCTGCAAGGTATGATAACATTACAGGTCGTTTACATAGTACACCTTCTGAGTTTCAATAATTCACTGTGGAGGAGAGTTATGAGTACTGAAAGAAAATTTTATACATTAGATGATGGCAGGGTCTTGACGATAGATGAGATAATGGCATTAACTGGTGTTAGTAAGAAGACAACATGGGTTAGGTTACAAAAGACCAGAGACTATGAAGAGTTGGCAAAACCCACTGTATTCATGCAAAAAGAAAGAGGTCATAAGAATTACTTTGAAGACACTTACAAGGACTTAACAACCGAGCAGTTTAAACTTTTGTTTGGAAAATGGTCATGAAGAAGTTGGTTTTTGATGTAGAGTCTAACGGTTTTGTTAATGATGCTACAACTGTTTGGTGCATATCTACTTATGACATAGTTACTAAAGAGACTATTACTTTCTCAGACAATAGTGATGAATGCCCTTCTGTAAAGGAGGGTCTTGATTTTCTAGCGAATGCTGATGAACTAATAGGTCACAACATAATTATGTACGACATACCTCTGCTACAAAAACTCTTTAAATTTAAGACAAAGGCTAGACTTATAGATACTTTTCTTATGAGTCAGTTGTTGAACTTCAACAGAACTTTAGGAAGATACAAAGGCAGACATGGTCTTGAGATGTGGGGCGAACATTTTGGTGTTTTAAAACCATCACAAGGTCAATGGCTGATGTTTGAAAAGTCAATGCTAAACAGATGTGAGCAAGATGTACTTATTAATGTAAGGGTGTTTCACTCACTATTGAGAGAGTTTAAGGAGTCTGGTGTACCAAAAGAGGTATTAAATCGTGAGTTCAGGATAGCTAAGATAAGTGCTAAACAGGTCAAGAATGGATGGTTAGTTGACAGGAGTCTTGCTGATAAGCATATAGCTTTCTTAACTGTTGAGATAGATAAACTTAAAGATAAGATTGAACCTTTGATGCCACCTATAATAAAGTGTCCTGACTTTTGGATTAGTAATGCCGAGTGTAATACTATACTAAAGACTAAGGGTGTTAATTATCAGAAAGACCTAGTGGGCGGTAAACAGTTGAGAAAACCAGTTACCCCTAAATGGACTAAAGCTGGGAAACTACATAAGCACATACAAGACTGGTTTGAAGGTTACGATTGCGTTGATTACATAAACAACACTAAAGGTTTACAAGTAAATGGTCCATATTGTAGAGTTGAGATTACCCCTGCAAAGCTTACACAGACTGCTGAGGTTAAGAAATTACTGTTTAAACACGGTTGGAAGCCTACAGAATGGAACACTAAAAGAGCTGAGGACGGTAGCGTTGTAAGAACTTCAGCGAAGTTAACCGAAGATTCCTACAATTCGATACAAGGTGATCTTGGTCAAGAGATAGCTTTACACGCAGTATATCAACACAGAAGAAACACTTTACAAAATCAAAAGAATAAAGATAGAGGTTGGCTTGGTGTTTGTAGAGACGATGGTAGGCTGGAATGTGTTCCTTTTACTTTAGGAACAGCTACCGGGAGGATGTCACATAGGAATCTAGTAAATGTACCCGGAGCAAAAGCTGTCTTTGGTAAAGAAATGAGAAGCATATTTATAGCACCAGAGAATAAAGTACTGGTTGGTTGTGATTTGGCTTCTGCCCAGCTAAGGTTATTAGCCTCCGCAATGGGAGACCCTAGGTATGTAAATACGGTTACGACAGGTAAAGAGGAAGATGGTACAGATGTACACACTGTTAATCAGAAAGCCGCAGGTTTAAAAGATAGAAGTCAGGCTAAGACTTTTATTTATGGATTTCTGTTTGGAGCAAGTGCCGCTAAACTTGGAACTATTGTAGGTGGTAAATCAAAAGAAGGGACTGTACTTAAGACTAAGTTTTTAAGAACATTTCCTCTTTTAAAGAAGCTACAAGATAAATTAATAGGTGAGTTTAATAGGTCTGGTAACAGATTTATAACTGCTCAAGATGGTAGAAAGATACAAGTAGACTCTGAACATAAGCTTCTTAATTATCTGTTACAAGGCAATGAGGCAATCTTAGCAAAAGAGTGGGCTATTGTATCGGATGGTCTTATTAAGAAAAACAACATAAATTGTAAATTATTAGCAATTATGCATGACGAGCAAAACTTTGAATGTGATAAAAAAGATGCAGATAAACTTTCTAAAATATTAGAGGAGTCTGCAAAGATAGCAGGTCAAAGGTTAGGCTTTGATTGTCCAATGTCTGGTAATTCAAAGATAGGGAAAACTTGGTATGACATTCATTAACTATAAACTACTTAATACTGAGAATAGGCTTCTCAGATCTTGCATACAAGAAAGCCTAGAAGAAGAGTCAAGTAAAGGAAAGGATGTTATGCAGTTAGCTGAGGCATTAACAAAATTCCATACTTTGCTTGATGAGGATACTGAGTACTACGAAGGATTTAGAATGTACTCAGATGTACATAAAAGATATTTTGATAAACTTAAAAAGCTAGGTCTATTACCCGAAGCAAAAGAGGATTAAAATAAACACACACTAATAGAGGAAAAATTATATGAAAAAACTAGCGACAGATTATCAAAACTTTATAGCATTAAGCAGGTATGCCAGATGGTTACCAGAGAAGAATAGAAGAGAAACATGGCAAGAGACAGTTGCTAGGTACTTTGATTTTATGGAAGAACATTTAAAAGAAAATACTAATCAAGAGTTAGTACCTAAAACTAGAAAAATATTAGAAGAAGCGGTGCTTAGTTTAGATGTTATGCCAAGTATGAGGGCGTTGATGACGGCTGGTCCTGCTTTGGCTAAGAATCATATAGCTGGATATAACTGTGCTTATTTAAGTGTTGACCACCCTAAAGCATTTGATGAGTGTCTTTTTGTTTTAATGCACGGCACTGGTGTAGGTTTCAGTGTTGAGAGACAACATGTTAATAAATTACCTAAAGTTCCTGAAGAGTTAGTAGATGTAGAAGACACCATAGTTATACAAGATAGCAAAGAAGGATGGCAGTCTGCATTCCGTAAACTTATTACTTATCTTTATGACGGTGAAATGCCTAAGTGGGATTTTTCAAAGATAAGACCTAAAGGATCTAGGCTTAAAACATTTGGTGGTAGAGCCAGTGGACCAGAGCCTTTGATTGATTTGTTTCATTTTGCTACTAACATCTTTAAGGAGGCTGGTGGTAGAAAGCTTACTAGCTATGAGTGTCATCGAATGATGTGTAAGATTGCAGAGGTGGTAGTAGTCGGTGGTGTTAGACGTAGTGCGTTAATTTCTTTAAGTAATTTAACAGATGAGCGCATGCGTAACGCCAAGAGTGGTCAATGGTGGACCGATACACCAGAAATGGCACTTAGTAATAATAGTGTGTGTTATACAGAGAAACCTGATATGGGTATTTTTATGAAAGAATGGACATCTTTGTACGAATCTAAATCAGGTGAACGTGGCATTTTTAATAGAGAAGCCGCAGTAAGACAAGTGTCATCTATAGGAAGAAGAGATGCAGGACATGACTTTGGTTGTAACCCTTGCAGTGAAATTATTCTTAGAGATGGTCAATTTTGTAACTTAACTGAAGTAGTAATAAGAGCAGAAGATACGCAAAAAGATATAATGAGAAAGGTAAGGTTGGCAACTATACTTGGTACATTCCAAGCCTCCCTAACTAATATCAAGCGCTTACGCCCTAAATGGGTCCAAAATACAGAAGAAGAGGCACTTCTTGGTGTTTCTCTTACTGGCATTATGGACAATTCATTTATGAACGGCAGTAATACTGACAGAGGATACTATGGCAAAAAGAGCTTACCCGACTTCCTTGTGGCACTTAGAAAAGAAACTGTAGAAACAAACAAGCACTGGTCGGAATTACTTGGGATCAGTCAGGCTACTGCAACTACTGCTATTAAACCTAGTGGTACAGTTAGCCAACTAGTAGACTCAGCGTCAGGTATCCACACCAGACATAACGACTATTACTTCCGCAGGGTAAGGGCAGATGCTAAAGACCCTATTGCACAATTAATGGAAGACCAAGGCATACCCTGTGAGGCTGATGTAATGAAACCTGATAGTGTTAAAGTCTTTACATTTCCTACTAAGGCTCCTAAAGGTGCAGTCCTTAGAAACGACAGAAGTGCAATAGAACAGTTAGAGTTGTGGCTAACTTATCAAAGACACTATTGTGAACACAAACCAAGTGTCACAGTTAGTGTTAGAGAACACGAATGGATGGAAGTAGGCTCATGGGTCTATAAACATTTTGATGAAGTAAGTGGTGTATCTTTCTTACCTCATTCAGACCATTCATACCAACAAGCGCCTTATGAAGATTGTACTAAAACAGAGTATGATAAATTAGCTAAGACAATGCCTAAGTCTGTAGATTGGAACTTAATAAGTCAATACGAATTAACGGACACTACAGTAGGCACTAAGACATTGGCATGTACAGGAAGTATATGTGAAATGGTCGACTTAGTTGAAGAAGAGAAGGAGATGGAATGAAATTATTATTAGTTTGTGTTCTAGCTATTTTTTTAGCAAGTTGCGCTGTTTTTGAGGCAAAGATTGATGAAGCCCAGAGGCTTGAATGTACACCTGTCGATTCATTAGGATGTTCTGGTTGGAATTAAATGTCCGAACCAGACATTCTAGTTTGTAGCAGTTGTGGAGATTTAAAAGAATCTTTCCATTTTAGCAAGAGTCAGTTAGATACTACTAACCCTAGTACTGTTTGTAAAGATTGTAGAAGTAAATATAACAAATCTTTCAAAAAATCTAACCCCGGCTATATGGATAAGTGGAGGTATAATCTTTCTGTTGAAGATAAGCAGAAGATTATTGAGAAGCAGGGAGGTACTTGCGCCAATGAGAATTGCCAGTATGGTCTAGATGACGATCACAAGTTATATGTAGACCATTGTCACAAAACTGGCAAGGTCAGGGGTCTATTGTGTCACCACTGTAACACTGCACTTGGACTTCTCATGGAGAGCCCGGATAAGATTAAAGGGCTCATGTACTATGCAGAAAAGCATAGTGATGTTTAATAACGAAAGGAGTTAAAATGTTAGATAAAATAAAGAACGGAGCCGATGCCGCAATTGATGTAGGTATTAAGTTAATAAGCTTATCAATTGTACTGCAAGTTATATTCGGACAGAAGGTAGCATTCCTTACTGGCGATGTAATTGGTTCTATACTTAATATTGTCTGGACTTTAGGTAACGCTGGACTAGCAGGAATTATTGCTGCTGGAATCATCTGGAAGTTACTAGATAAAGACATAACGAACGAATTATCTAAATAAGGAGTATAAATGCAAGACTTAGTAAAAAAAGTTTTGGAAAATAAATCACTAACCATCTTTCTAGGTATTGCTGTAGTGGCACTACTTCTAGGATGGATAGGTGGCTAATACTCCGACTAAAAAAACTTGGGGTCTCGTTCAAATGGATGGGACTTCCAAGCTTTATCAAATGTTAAAGAAAAAAAAGAAAGACAACCCAAGACTCTGGAGGACAGATTGGAGAAAATAAACAACGCTTTTATTCCAAAAGATGAATGCTCTATATGTAGCAGTGACTACGATCCCGATTGTGGTGGTGTCCAAGGTTATTTTGGCATGACCCCAGTTACTTTCTGTGAGTGGTGTCATTCGTCTATAATAAGCATGACAATGCAACATCTAGGTCTAGATGAAGATGGGGAAAAACTGGAGTGATTTATGGGATATAAGCCTAATAATCGTTGGAAAACTAAAGTAAGAAATGCAGACTCTAAGTGGGAAGGTGAGCTAAGAGACGGTATATTATCGTCTTGTGAATATCATCCTGACAAGATACCCTACACTGTTGATCATCATTATCATCCTGATTTTAAAACAGATGATATACTGGTTGAAGCCAAAGGTAGGTTCATGGATTCTGCAGAAGCTCGTAAGTATCTCTTTATTAGAGACGCTCTTCCTTTTGGTACGGAGTTAGTTTTTCTTTTCTATAACCATAAAACGCCTATGCCTAGAGCAAAGGTAAGAAAAGATGGGACTAAGTGTACACATGGTGAGTGGGCATCTAAGAATAATTTTAGATGGTTTACGGAGAATACTATAAATAAAATTTTAAAAGAGAAATAATTATGGAAGTAATGGCAAAAGTAACTATACAAACAACTGATGTAACATCACCAGTTGTCAATACTACTATCTATGAAGTAGAGGATATTCCTTTGGAAGATAAGGAATTAAGGAATCTTATTGGGTTTTTAATAGAGGCTAAGAACGGTGCCTTTGAGAAATCAGATAAAAAAGAGAAACCTGAGATAGTTACAGATACTAAATCATAGAAAAATTAAGGTCGCAAATTGGACAATCAATGTCTTTTTTGCGACCTTTTTTTTCGCTTGAGGTCAGTAGCCTCTTTGTCGTCTTACTTCAGCTACAGTTCTTTGAGCTTTATTTCTTAAAGCATTACACTCTTGAACAGGTATACCAGCGGCTAGGTTCTCTTTATACTCGTTGTTAATCATCCAAGTATTACACTTGTTTGTACCTGCATACTTTTCAGGTCCACCGTGTTCTTTTAAGAGTTCTATATCTGTTATACCCATACCAGATAGTATATTGTAATCTTTAAACATTTTTGCCATATTAACCTCCTACTAGTACGTTTTCAGTTGTATATCCTTCAGGGACTGTTAATGGTCCTTCTGATTTATTTGCTAAAGACCCATTAGGGTAAGGTCTTATCCCATCAGCTTGTTGTTTAGCAGTTGGGTTTGCCATTATATCATCAACCTGTCTTAGCACATCATCAAAAGGCATATCTAATGCTCTTGCTAAACCTTTAACCATTTCTTCCCTTAAGTTATAATTGTTATGCATTTCAAGCATTACATTACCAGCTATTTGCTTAGTCTTTTTCATATCAGGAGCAAGCACAAAGAAAGCATCATGTACAACGTAAACTGGAATACCTTCTTTATGTAAAGCTTTAACAAGTTCTCTTAGATAAGCGGCATCTACACTGTGTACAGCATTAGGTGCTAAAGCTGAAGCCATTGTTTTAGAACCACCACCAGCAAAAGGAAACTCCTGAACCATCTTACCATCTACTGCAAACATTTCTAAATTAGAAGAATCAATACCTCGCTTTTCTAAATTTCTAATAGTGTCAGCTGGGGTATTTTTATTTGGAGTAACCAACTTAATAGTTTGTGGATCATTAGGGTCCATTGGGACTTTACTGGTTGTAGCAACTTGAGTAAGACCAGCCCCCATTTTTGGACTACCATCTTTATAAACACCCTTTTTTCTAAGTTTTTGTTCGAAACTTGGAAATTGTCTTAAACTTGTCTCTTCCTTTGTTTGAACAGTTTGAGTTGCAAAAACAGTAAAGTCAGTCTCACCGCCAGTAGGTGACTTAACCAAGTAAGGTTTTCTTGGACTACCTGAAGACCCTGCTAGGTCTGTGTAAAGAGATCCAATAATAGATGAAAATCTTCTAAACTCGTATTGAGTTTCTAAGGAATTCTGTAAAGAAGTCTCCATAGAGTCCCAATGAAAATCTACAAAATCTTTAACTAAAGTTGTAGGATCTTCAACTCTTCCTTGATAGTCTTTCATTATTTGAATCCTATCTTTTCCACTTATTAAAGATGCCATAGTCTTTTTAAGCCTAGCCATACCAGCACCGTAAGGAACTTTCATGACTATAGGTTTGGTCGTACCTCTTCCTACTTGTATGTACCTGTCTGTAAGCTCTTTATAAATTTGAGCTAATTGTGGATTTGTTTGTTCAAGCTCTGTCATTTTTTGGGTAAATTTCTTACCATAATGTACTTTTACTTCTACATACAAATCTCTAGCAACAGCATTGTTATCAACGCCCTCAAGAACCATATCCATCTCTTCTTTAGTTAAAAGACCTCTAGGTTTGCCTTCTTTTGGAACAGTCACATTAACAAACTCAAGAAGTTTTAAATCACGATATTGTGCACCTAA